CCTTTACAACCCGCTCAAAGACCGGGCTGCGGTCATTCCAGCCGGCCGCAGCGGTGGTGAGTGAGTTTGCCTATGCCCCCAATCAAGATGAAGTGCTCAAGCAAGCTGATGCAGCGGTTGGTGATAACGGGCTGCTCATCATTGAAAGCACGGCGCAAAACCCCGGCGACCGCTTCTCTGACATTGTGCGCGGTGCTCCTGACAACGGATGGCACTTGCTTACGCTTTGGTGGCATGAGCACCCGGCCTATCAAGATGACAGCTGGTCAGATGAGTTTCCTGCATCTCTGAGCAAGGAAGAGCAAGACGAGCAGCGCCGCTATGGCTTGAGCCTCAATCAGCTTTATTGGCGGCGCAAGAAAGTGCTGCAGCTTGGTGCGGATAACTTCCGCATTGAGTATCCGGCATGCCTTGAAGATTGCTTCTTGCGCCGCGCCGGTGCGTGGTTTGATGCGCAGCTGCTCAGCCGGATTGAGCCGGTTGATTTTGCAGTGCCGCAGCGCACCCTTGAGCAGCCGCACCCGCTTGACCGCTACGTCATGGGGGTCGATGTCGGCGGTGGTGTCGGCGGTGACTATTCCGCGCTTGTGGTTGTGAGTGTGGGCACACTGCAGCCGGTCTATATTCAGCGCACCAACCAAGTCAGCCCGCGTGATTGGGCGCATGAAGTGGTGCGGGTTGCCACGCGCTATAACGGCGCGCTTGTGCTTACTGAGAGCAACAACCACGGGCATGCAGTCTTGCTTGAGCTTGAGCACTGCGGCTATCGGTGGCAATGGCGCAACCCAACCAACGGCAAGCCATGGGTCACCACCAAGCAGAGCAAGCTTGACGCGCTAAGCACACTGCGTGACCACTTAGAAGTCATCACCCGGCTTGACCGCACCACGCTGCTTGAGCTGCGCTCTCTGACTCTGCCGCCGGGCAAGGCAACACCGGAAGCACCGCCGGGCTCTCATGATGACCTTGCTATGAGCTGCGCTCTTGCATATCGTGCACTTAGGGACGTGCCGCCGTCATGGCGCACACAAGGGCACCAAGCAACTAAGAGAAGAGCAGAGCAGCTGATAGATCAAGCCAGAGCGCGCCGGGTGCGGTCACACGGCTTGCCATTCTAAGAGGTATCGCATGACTCCTGACACCATTGCCCGCATCTTGGCTCAGCATGATGCCTATTGGGAAGAGCGCCGCGCTGAGATGCGTGAGCTTAAAAGCTTCTACATGACCCGCTATTGGAAAGAGCGGCAAGCGGTGCCGTATGGCGCGCAAAGTCAGGTTGTGCGCACTGAGCTGCCGAAGGGCTATGCCGTGATTGAGTCATACCTTGGCTCACTCTATGCCCGCAATCCGGCCGTCATTGTGCAGCCCGATATTAGGGGGCGTGGCAATCCAGAGGTCAGCCAAGCCACCGCTAACCGGCACCTACTAACCACAAGAGAGCAGATAGAAGACGCAACCCGCCTTGCCCTCTGTTTTCCTTGTGCGTTCTTGAAGTTGCAGCCGGTGCCCAATGTTGACCCGCTCAAGCGAGTATCAACCGCAGCGGTTGCCCCATGGGAGGTCATCGTTGACGCCACTGCAAGCGCATGGTCAGCTCAGCGCTATGTAGCGCATGTGTACTTGATGCCGCTTAATGAAGCCGCTGAGCGCTACAACCGGCGCAAGAGCAGCTTCACCAGCCGCAGCTATACATCCTGGGTTGATGCACAGCCGGACGCCGGCCGCAGCGGTGGCGACTATGAGCAGCCGGTGACCGATGACGGCCGGTGGGTGCGGGTTGTTGAGTTTTATGACCTCGTAGATGACAAGCTGCTTGTGTGGTCGCCTGATTACAAGGAAGGTGAGCGGTATCTATTCGATGGCGTCAAGGTGCAGGTTGGTGCGCTTGACCCACAAGCGGCCGCTGATGTGGGACTTGATGAGCTTGCAGAGGTCACTGAGCATGTCACAAGCGGCATTCCATACAAGACGGCCAACGGCCGGCCGGTGGTGCCAATCATTCCGCTGTATTTCAGCCGTGACCCTGAGATACCCTTGCGCGGTTATTCTCTGCTTGCCCGTATACGCGATCAGCTAAGAGAAGCGAACGTTTTGCGCACCTATCAGAGCCAAGGTGTGCGGCGCATGGCGCGGCAATACATGGTGCGGCAGGGCATGCTCAGTGATGAAGCGGCAAGCAAGATTGCTCAAGGGCTTGACGGTGAGTTTATTGAAGTGGACGCACCGCCGGGCACTCAGCTTGCCAATGAGCTGATACCGGTGCCCAATGCGCCGATACCGCCGGATATCGCGCTGTATGGTCAGCAAGTGCTATCGGATATCAATCAGAGCGGGCTGCTTGCACCGTTCACCCGTGGTGAGGCCACAAGCACAACCGCCACTGAGCAGCGGCTGCTTGCTGCTTACACATCCTCTGAGGTGGGACGCATGGCGCGCATCCGTGATGCGGTCATTAGCGAAACGGCGCGCGTTTACAATGTCATGCTCAGTGTGATGCTCGGTGATGAGGCTGAGCCGCTTACCTTGCCTAATCCTATCGGGCCCACAATGCTGAGCGCCGATGACCTCACCGGTGACTTTCAGTATTGGGCGGTTGATGCCGGCAGCACTCCAATGAGTGACCTCACAAAGCAGCAAGCGCTCATCAGCCAAGCGCCGCTGTTGCTGCAGCTTGGTGTGCCCGCTGATGCGTTGCGGGCTGAGATTATCAGAGCCTTTGACCTTCCTGAGAGCTTCAATCAGCCGGCCGCGCCGGCAGAGCCTGAGTTGCCGCAACCCGCTGAGCCGGGTGCGGTTGCAATGCCCACCGCACCCGGCATGCCGCCGGATAGGAGCCTATGAGATGCCTTTAAAAGAGAAGATGACCAATGAGCGGCCGCAGCTTGTGGTGATTGCAGAGCAGCAGGATGACCTGATTGGTGACACTCTTGCTGACCTCATCCCAGCACCGCGCCGGCCGTATAAGGGCAGCACCGTCACCGCGCTTGCTGATGCAGTGCGCAACGTTGTTGCCCTTATGGATCGTGACCTTGAAGCGCGGCCGTATCGGGGCCCGGTTGACCGGCTTGACCCTGACTTGGTGCGCTTCATGGCAGCGGCACTTGAGGCTGCAGAGGAGTACGGTCAGCCCGCACCCGTCAAGCCCGGTGAGATACGCTCTGACAATGAGCTGATTGTCATCACTGAGCACTTGCGCAAGCTTGCCCGTGACCGTGACTTCCGTGACTTCCTTGATGAAGAGCTTGATGAAGAGCTTGCGTTTGATGATGAGGCTGAGCGCATGGACCGCAGCAAGGCGGATGATGACGCAATGCTCATGAGCCGCATGTGACTCATGGCGCTCGTTGAAAGCATATTCAGCCGGCTCATCAGAGCAAGACCACGTGAGCGCCGGGCACCGCTGCGGCTTGTGGGCACTGGCACCACCGGCAAGTTGCGCTCAGCGATTCAGCAGCACATCCCGGTGCAGTTTCATTATCGGCCGGTCACAACACCCGGCCGCACCGGCCGGCGCACCGGTGTGCCCTATGCCATCTTTGCAAAGAACGGCCGGCGGTATCTGCATCTGTACACTGAGCCCGGCTCAGTGAGTGCACGCGGTGGCTTGGCTGCATGGCGCACGTTCCGACTTGACCGCATCAGCGCGGTGAGGATTCCACGCGGTGACCGTGGTGCCATGGTCATTCTTGGTGGTCGCACCGCGCCGGGCTTCAATCGATCATGGTATCGGCGCGCCGTTACGGCAATCGTGGTGCGGCCGGTGCGCCCAATAGGGAGAAACTAAGAGCATGGATAACCCAGGGATGGAGCCGGCTGAGCCGGTTGCAGAGCCGGCCGCTGAGCCGTCTGCAGAGCACACTGAGCACACCGCTGAGCCGGATGCGCAGCCAGCTGCTGAACCAGCTGCTGAGCCGGCGCGCACGTGGCAAGAGACGCTTGCCTATCTGGGCAAGGTTGACCCGGATGCATACGCACATGCCAAAAGCATGCAGGGTGACTACACCCGCAAAACGCAAGCCCTTGCTGAGCAGCGCAAGCAGCTTGAAGCCCGCGCTGAGCAGCTGCAGCGTGATGAAGCCCGCATCAAGAACTTGATGAGCAGCTTGAGCGGCACCCCGGTTGATGAGCTGCCAGACTATGACCCTTTTGACCCTGAAAGCGTCATTGCACACACCCGGCAGCGCATCTTTGATGAGCACATCAAGCCAATGCAAGAGCAGCAAGCGCAAGAGCAGGCTCAGCTTGACTTTCAGCGCGTGCAAGCAGAGCACGCGGACATCTTTGATGACGCTGACCTCAAAGCTGAGCTTGTAGACTTCTTGCAAGAGCGGCCGCACTACAAGCTCACCGATGGCATTGAAGTCATCAGAGCGCGCATGAGTGCCCGGCAGCAAGAAGCCGATGCAGCCCGGCGGCAAGCTGAGCGCACTGCAAGCCGCACCGCTGCACTCACTGCCACCGGCGGCACCCGGCGGCATCAAGCCCGCATCACAAGACCGGCAAGGGCTGAGCTTAAGAAGATGAGCGCGCGTGAGATATTGGCGCTCAGCAAAGAGCTTGACCGGGGTTAGCTCTTGTGCGCGCCGCTTGAGCCCGGTAAGGTAGCTACAAGCGGCAGCGCACCGGGTGCAACCCTCACCGGACACTTGAGCAGCTGCCGGCCGGCACTCACAAGCTGAGCATGCCCTGACATCAACACACCCACAATAGGAGTGCAGGTCATGGCAGCGCCGTCATCTGTAAGCAGCACCACGCTGCGGCTTCTCATTGATAAGCTTGAAGACAACAGCTTTATCAATCATCCTCTCTTCCGCGCCATTGATGAGGCGGGCAACATCATCCGGGTCACCGGCGGTCAGCGCGTGGAGCAGCCCGTCATTCTTGGTGAGCAGAGCAGCGGGCTCACACAGGTCACCAACGGATGGGAACCCACTTCTCTTGCGTTCAGTGATCCGTTCCTCACCGCGAACTTCGAATGGTGCGATATCATCGACCACGTTGGGCTCAACATCGTTGAGAAGACGTCTAACCGTGGTGAGCTTGCGCGCGTCAACATCCTTGAAAGCAAGATTCAGAACCTGCTCATCAACATGCGGCAGAGCATCAGCAAGCGCATCTTCCAGGGTCCGATTGCAACCACCGGCGCGGCCGCTCGGCTGACCAATCTGCAGACGCTCAACGGCATGACCACCGCAGCGTCAACCGGTTGGTTTGAAGGTGTTGCACAGGCATCTCAAGACAACGTTGTTGGTGGGCTGAGCAAGGTGACGTATCAGGCTCAGAACTGGTACAATCAGTTTCAAGATGCCGGCGGCACGCTCACGCTCAACGACATTGATACCCTGTTTATCAACTGCATGCAGTTCAACCCGGCCGGCACACCGCCGGATATGCTCTTCCTGAGCCCGGCTTGCTATGCCGCATTTATGAAGCTGCAGCAGAATCAGGTGCAGTATGCCAGCACCGGCACCGCTGACCGCAATGATGGCATGGTCGCATCATTCCGTGGTGCCCGCGTGTATGTAGACAATACGCTTGGCTTCACTGCACAAGCACCCGCCAAACCGGTCAGCGGTTATGCGCTCACAAGCACGCAGTTCAAGGTGTACACCGATGAGGACGCGTTCTTTGAGGTCAGCGACCCAATGAGGGTGCCCGGCACCGCCGTTGAGGCTTGGCAGGTTCACACGCGTTTGCAGCTCTGCACCGGCCGGCTTGCCTGTCACGGTGTGCTGCTTGATGCAGAAGCATAGAGGAGGCTGATACCATGGCTACAAGTACACTTGTGCAGTTCCTTGCTGCCGGTCAGAGCGTCGAAACCAGCAACAAGCGGCAGGTTGAAATTTTCACCGCTGATGGCACCATTGCCGCCGGTGCGCCGGTCATGTTTGACCTTGCTGAAAGCGATGACGGCGACAAGATGGTCAAAGTGGTTGAGAGTGCCGCTGATGCCGCTTGCATTGGCGTTGCTCTTGCTGCCGCATCTGCCGGTGATGATGTGCAGGTTGTTTTGAGCGGGTTCGTTCAAGCACTTGTCAAGGGCACCAACAATGCCGGCAACAGCGCTATTGCAGTGGGTGCGTACCTCTGCCAGGGTGACGTTGCTGGCGAGTTTTACAAGTACACCATTGGCGCTGATGCGGTACCACATGCAATTTGCTCAGAGTCAGTGAGCAGCGGTGCGGCTGCGGCGCTGGTCAAGGTTGTGATGCTCAAGCAGTTCTGATTGAGCACCTGAGCAGCTGCGGCAAAAGAGCGCTGCAGCTGCTCACCCTTTTGATAGGAGTGATGAGCGTGAATCTTTCAGCCCTCAGAGATTATTGCGGCTCATTGCTTGACTATGACCCCATTAATCCAACGTATACCGCTGAGCTGACAAGCTTTCTCAATGACGCTCAGCAACGCTTGCTTGGTGACCGGCCGTGGTCATTCCTTGTCACTGAGCAGGTCAT